ACTTTCACCGACACCAACCCTGCCACCTGGACCTTCTACGGCTATGTCACGCACTTCAGCGTGCAAGGCGGTGTGGATGCGGTTGTGCAGGCCTCCGTGACCATCGAAATCGATGGCGACATCACCGAAGCTTAAAGAGAGATATCCCCATGTTGACCCGTGAACAAATCCTGCAGAGTGACGATCTGCCCCGTGAAACTGTCCAAGTCCCTGAGTGGGGCGGTGAGGTGCAAGTGCGCACCATGACCGGTACCGACCGCGACGCCTTCGAGGCCAGCTTGATTGGCAAGGAGGGCCGTCTTGAGAACATCCGTGCCCGCTTGGTCTCGCTCACCCTGTGCGACGAGACGGGAAACCGCCTTTTCAGTGATGGTGACATCGCAGCTCTCGGCGGCAAAAGTGCCAAGGCGCTGGATCGTGTGTTTGCTGTGTCTCAGCGCTTGAACGGCATTGGTGCCGATCAGGTGGACGCTGCAAAAAACGACTGATCGCCCATCCCTCGCGGCGCTTTGTGTTCCGGCTGGCGCTGGCTTTGGGCCTGCCGGTGCGCGCGATGCTCGCATCGATGGGCTCGGACGAGCTGACCGAGTGGATGGCGTACTACCAGCTCGAGCCCTTCGGGGATTACCGGGCCGATTACAGATCGGGTGTGGTGGCCTCCACGTTTGCCAATGCCCACAGGGCCAAGGATGCAGGGGCATTCAAGCCTGAGGACTTCATGCCATTCCTGGAAAAGCCGAAACCCCAACAACCTCAAGATGAAACCCAGCTCAATGTGGCCCGATTCAAGGCCATGTTCGCGCACAAAGTTCGCGCATAAGGTAGGCAAGCAACATGGCTGATATCGGCTCCCTGGTGATCAAACTCGCAGCGGAAACGGCCGATTTCCGGGAGGATTTGGGCAAGAGTGCGCTGCTGTTGGAGCGCCACGCCGAATCCATGCGTGGCTCCCTTGAGAAGGTAGCCGAAGTCGCCAAGACCACCTTTGCCATCGCCATTGGCGTGGAATCGGTGGGAGCACTCAAGGAGTTGGTGGCCCACACACTGGAAACGGTGGGCGCCCTGCAGGACCTGGCCGAGCAGACCGGTGCGAGTGCCACGGCCCTGTCCGGCTTTGCGCCGGTGGCCACCATTTCAGGTGTGGCCATGGAGCAGATCGGGGTGGGTTTGACCAAGCTCTCCAAAGGGCTGGCTGGGGTAGACGACGAGACCAAAGGGGCTTCGCAGGCCCTGCAGTTTCTGGGTATCAAGGCCAAGGATGCGGGTGGCAACCTGCGCGATCCTGCCGAGGTCATGAATGACATTGCCCTCAAGCTCTCGAACTTCGAGGACGGGGCGGGCAAGACGGCCATTGCGCTTGAACTGTTCGGCAAGTCCGGTGCAGGCTTGCTCCCCTTCCTCAAGGACCTGGCCGCGAATCAGGATCTGAACATTCGGCTGACCGAAGCAGAAATCGAGTCGGCCGAGAAAGCCTCCAAGGCCATGGGCCGGATGCGGGCCGAGCACAACTTCGTGGCCCAAACCATCGTGACGGCAGCGCTGCCTGCCCTCGAAGAATTGGTTGGCGAGCTCAAAGCCGTGATGCTGGGCACGCACAACACCGCTGATGCCATGGTCAAGCTGCGCGACGATGGCACGCTCAAGACCTGGGCGCAGGACACGGCCTACGGCATTGCCATCGTGATTGATGCGCTGCGCGGTGTGATCCAAATGGCCAAGGCGGTCATGGGCAGCTTCGAGGCGGTCTGGGCCGACATCGAGTTGCTCGGCACCTTTTTGGCCGGTGGCAAGGGCTTGAACCCGTTCTCCGAGGAGAACCAGGCCACCCTCAAGACCGCATTGGAAAAACGCAATGCGATCGTCGAGAAGGCCAACCAGACTTACGTTGATCTGTGGAAGATGCCACTACTGGCCGATGCGGTCAAAGAGCGATTTGCAGCCATCAACCGAGGCGAAGTCGAAGCGGCCGGAGAAGCATCAAGACCGAAGCTCAACTACAACTCAGCCACGGGCGCGCTCACTGCGGCAGCCATGGCCAAGATTGAGAGCGAGATCAAGCAGTTACAGGGTCTGACCGATGTTGAAACGGGACTTCTCAAAGACCGGCAAAGGATCATCGATCTGTATGAAAGCCAGGGCTTCATTACCTACAGGGAAGCCAGCGAAGCACGCCTAAACGCTCAGCAGGACTTCACCGATCGCCTGGGTGAGTTGTACGCCCAGGAGGAATCCATCCTGAGGCGCGGTCTGGCCACTGTGGCAAAGACCACCCAGGACAAATTGAAGCTCCAGGACAAGCTCACAGAGATCACCTTGCGTCGTGAAAGGCTCGAACGTGAGGCCCAGCAGTCCAACCTTGAGCGCGAGATCAAGCTGCCAGGCGAAACGCTCAAAGACTTGCAGGAGCAGGTGGCCAGGAGCCAGGGACAACTGCGCTCGACCGAGGAGCAGATCAAGGTCCTGCGCGAGACTGGCTCGATCAGCGAGATCGATGCCTTGCGACGTCTGTCGGATGCGCGCAAGTCCAGCGCGGATGAGCTGGCCGCCTTCGCGGCCAAGGCACGGGAACTGGTGGAAGCCACCCCGGGCAATGACAAACTGGCCGAATCCTTCCGACGTATTGAAGAAGCTGCCCGTCAGGCGGCCGATGGCGCGAAGCTATTGGGTCAACGCGCGCTGGAGTTGTCAGACCCAGGCGCTGGATTTGCCAAGGCGCTGCGCACCCTCGGTGAAGAGACCGAGCAGGTGGGCAAGCAGATGGAGGCGGTGACCACCAAGGCCTTCAGCGGCATGACCGATGCACTCACCAACTTTGTGATGACCGGCAAGCTGGACTTCAAGTCGCTGGCCACCTCCATCATCTCGGATCTGATCCGCATCCAGATCCAGCGCGCGGTCACGCTGCCCATGGCCAAAGCACTCGGTAGCCTGTTCGGTTTTGCCGATGGCGGGGTCATGACCTCGACTGGTCCCTTACCGCTGCGGGCGTACGCCAGTGGCGGTGTGACCACCACGCCGCAGTTGGCGGTCTTTGGCGAGGGCTCCATGGCCGAGGCCTATGTGCCGCTGCCAGATGGCCGCTCGATCCCCGTGACCATGAACCAGTCCTCCTCCGGGGGCGGGGACGTTTTCAACATCTCAGTCAATGTGGCCGAGGGTGGAGTGACCAGCAGTGCGGGGCAGGGCAAAGACCTGGGGCGGGCCATTTCCAGCGCGGTGCGCCAGGAGTTGCTCAATCAAAAGCGTGCGGGTGGTCTGCTGGATCCGCGTCGGCAGTGATGTGTTGAAGGATTTTTCATGGCGACATTTACATGGATCGCCTCGATCGGGGCATCCCTCACCGTCAAACCCAATGTCCGCAAAGTTTCCTTTGGGGACGGGTACGAGCAGCGCCTGGCCTACGGCATCAACACGCAGCCCGAGGTCTGGTCGCTGGAGTTCCGGGGCAAGTCCACGGCAGACGCTGCAGCGATCGACGACTTTCTGCGAGCACGGGGCGCGGTGCAGTCCTTTGACTGGACCACCCCGAGCGGCATTGCGGGCAAGTTCCTCTGTGAGGAGTGGAGCCGCAGCATCGAAGAACCCAATCTGGAAAACATCCACGCCACTTTTCGGCAGGTGTTTGATCTGTCATGACCAGCCAAGCGATCACCTCAGAAATTCAGAAGCTGGCCCCAAGCGCGGTCATCGAGCTCTTTGTGCTGGACCTGTCTCTCTTCAACGAGGGGGTGGTTCGGTTTCACGCGGGTACCAATGAGCTGCGCCGTCAGGTGGTCTGGCAGGGCAACACCTACGAGCCGTTTCCCATTCAAGCCGAAGGCTTCGAGTTCAACGGCAACGGCCAAGTGCCTCGCCCCAAACTGAAGGTGGCCAACGTTACTGGCAGCATTACCGCGCTCATCCTGTCCTACCAGGACCTCGTGGGGGCCAAAGTCACCAGAAAGCGCACGCTCCTGAAGTATCTCGATGCGGTGAACTTTGCCTCTGGGGCCAATCCGACAGCGGACGCCACGGCTGAATTCGCCGACGATGTGTATTTCATTGACCGCAAATCGCGTGAAACCCGGGATGTGGTCGAGTTTGAGCTGGCAGCAGCTTTTGATTTGGAAGGGGTGTCTCTGCCCCGGCGGCAGATCGTGCAAAACGTCTGCCCCTGGCTCTACCGTGGCTCTGAATGTGGTTACACCGGCACTGCTTACTTCAATGCCAATGACGAAGCCGTGAGCTCCCGAGCGCAAGATGCTTGTGGCAAACGTCTGGTGTCCTGTCAGAAGCGCTTCGGGGCGAACGCCGAGTTGCCCTTTGGCGGGTTTCCTGCAGCGGGGTTGATTCGGTGATTCTCGAAACCAACCAGACGCTGGCGCTGGCCCACGCTGCACGGGAGTTTCCCCGCGAAGCCTGTGGCCTGCTCGTCATTCACAAGGGCCGGGAGACCTATGTCCCTTGCCGAAACATCGGTGTGGGGACCGACCAGTTCGTGATCCACCCCGAAGACTATGTGCGCGCTGACCAGCTTGGCGAGATCGTGGGGGTGTTTCATTCCCACCCCAACTTGAGCCCCGAGCCCAGCCAGGCCGACCGGGTGGCCTGCGAAGCCACGGCGCTGCCCTGGTTCATCGTGAGTTTCCCCTCCGGGCAATGGACCGAACTGCAGCCGCAAGGCTATGCCGCACCTCTGGTCGGGCGCGAATGGTCGCATGGCGTGCTTGACTGCTACTCGCTGATCCGGGACTGGTACGCCCAGGAGCCTGGCATTGACCTGCCGGATTTCCCCCGCTTTGACGAGTGGTGGAAGCGCGGCGGGAATCTCTATTTGGACAACTTCGCTGGCGCAGGTTTCCATGTGGTGGAGGCCTCCGACATGAGTCCGGGCGATGTCCTGCTGATGCAAGTCGCATCGCCTGTACCGAATCACGCTGCCATTTACCTGGGCGACGGACTCATCCTGCACCACCTGCAGGGCAGGCTTTCCAGTCGCGATGTCTATGGCGGCTACTGGCAAAAGATCACCACCCACACCCTGAGACATCAACTTCTGAATGGTCACGATCCTTCTTCTCGGTGAACTGGGCAAGCGCTTCGGGCGACGCCACAGGATGGCAGTGGCCTCAGCGGCTGAAGCCGTGCGCGCCTTGTGCGCCAACTTCCCCGGCTTCGAGCGAGAACTGGTTGCCTCGGGCGAACGTGGGGTGGGCTACAGAGTCCTGGCCGGGCGTGACGCCTTGAGCCTGGACCAGTTGCACGAGCCCAGTGGCCAGCAACGCATCACCATCGCCCCGGTCGTATCCGGGGCAGGAGGCAACGGTCTGGGCCAGATCCTCCTGGGCGCTGCCTTGATCGCGGTGTCCTGGTGGAACCCGATGGGCTGGGCCGCAGCAGGCTCGTTCCTGTCTCAGGCCACGCTGTATTCGGTGGGCACTTCGATGATTTTGGGTGGTGTGGCCCAGATGATTGCTCCAACGGCCAAGGCGCAAGACCCGTCCGAGCGACCTGAGAACCAGCCCAGTTATGTTTTCAACGGGGCGGTCAACACCACGGCGCAGGGTCATCCCGTACCCGTGGGCTATGGCCGTCTCATCGTCGGTTCTGCCGTGATCAGCGCTGGCATTGATGTGGACGAGATCCCGATATGAAAACCCATGGCACTTCCTTGATCATTGGTGCAGGTGGTGGCGGCAAGGGTGGGGGCGGCAGCGCCCGTGTGGCGCAGGAAGCCCCCGACAGCCTGCGCTCCAAGGCTTATGCCCGGGTGGTGGACCTGGTCTGCGAAGGGGAAATCGAAGGGCTGGCCGCTGGCCTGCAGTCGGTGTACCTGGACGACACTCCGATCCAGAATCCCGATGGCAGCTACAACTTCACTGGCGTCACGCTGGAAACCCGACCCGGCACACAGCAGCAAAGCTATGTCCCTGGCTTTTCCTCAGTTGAAAACGAGGTGGCCGTGGGGGTGGAGTGCAAGGCCAGCCAGCCGGTGGTGCGATCTATCAACGACCCTGATGTGGATGCCGTGCGCATCAAGGTCAGCATCCCAACCTTGACGCTGCAAGACACCACGAACGGAGACCTCAACGGAACCTCTGTCAGCTATGCGATCGACGTGCAGGCGCGCGGAGCCGGGTATGTGCAGGTTCTGGCCGACACGGTGTCCGGCAAGACCACCTCGCGCTACCAGCGCAGTTACTACATCCCTTTGACTGGCACTGGCCCGTGGGATGTGCGTCTGCGCCGCATCACTGCCGACTCGACACAGACGAGCCTGCAGAACAAGACGTTTCTGGAGTCCTACACCGAGGTTATCGAGAGCAAGCTGCGCTACCCCAACAGCGCCCTGATGGCCCTGCGGGTGGATGCCTCTCAGTTCACCTCAATTCCTCGGCGCAGCTATGACCTCAAACTCCTGCGTGTTCGGATCCCCTCGAACTACTTTCCCGAGACCCGCTCGTATGCCGGGGTTTGGGACGGCACCTTCAAGGTGGCCTGGACTGACAACCCAGCCTGGTGCTTTTATGACCTGGTGACAAATACCCGCTACGGGCTGGGCAGTTTCATTCCCGAGTCGCAAGTGGACAAGTGGGCGCTGTACCGGGTGACCCGCTACTGTGACGAGCTTGTCCCCAATGGCCTGGGCGGCTATGAGCCGCGCTTCACCTGCAACCTGTACCTGCAAAGCCGCGAGCAGGCCTACAAGGTGGTGCAAGACATGGCCTCGATCTTTCGGGGCATGGCCTACTGGTCGGGCGGAGCAATCACGGTCACGCAGGATGCGCCCCAGGACCCCGTCTACCAGTTCACGGCAGCCAACGTCATCGATGGCGAATTCGCATACCAAGGGTCCTCAGCCAAAGCACGGCACACGGTGGCCCTGGTCAACTGGACCGATCCCGACGATTTCTACCGCCAAAAGGTGGAATACGTCGAAGACATGGCAGGCATTGCCCGCTACGGCGTGGTGCAGGCCGATGTCGTGGCCATGGGTTGCACGTCACGTGGCCAGGCCAACCGGGTGGGCAAGTGGCTGCTGTATTCGGAGCAGTCCGAATCGGAAATCATCACTTTCCGCACAGGGCTGGAAGGTGCTGTTGTTCGTCCCGGCGATGTCATCAAGGTTGCAGACAGCAGCCGGGGTGGTTTGCGCTTGGGTGGGCGCATCGCTGCGGCAACCACGGTGAGCGTCACGCTGGATCAGGACCTTCCCGCCGGTTCGTGGCGCATCTCAGTGCTGCTGTCCACGGGCGCGGTGGAGGAACGCCAAGTCGGATCCCTGTCTGGCCGAACGGTTGGTGTGACCAGCGCATTCTCTTTGGCACCTCAGGTGGGTGCCATCTGGGTGCTGGCCTCCACCCAAGTGGAGACGCAACTGTTCAGGGTGGTGCAGGTCGCCGAGAGCGAGCCAGGCATCCACGAAGTGACGGCGCTGGCCCACAACCCGGACAAGTACGGGGCGATCGAGCAGGGTCTGGCCCTGCAGCCGCGAGACATCACGGTGCTCTCGAGCACGCCTGCAGCGCCCACGGGCTTGGTGGTCACCGAGAGCCTGTACCGAGTCAAGGACCAGGCCCTCGTGCTCATCCAGGTAGGCTGGGAGCAGGTCTTTGGCGCGCTGGAGTACCAGGTGAGCTACCGGGTCAATGGCGGCAACACCGTCACCTTGCCCCGGGTCTCGAGCTCCTACCTGGAGATCCGCAACGCCGAGGCTGGGGACTATGTGTTCACGGTGAGGGCGGTGGGAGTGTCCGGCAAGCTCGGAACCTCGGCCACCCTGAGCCAGGCCATCCTGGGCAAGCTGCAGCCCCCGGACGATGTGCAGGACTTTGTGGTCCTGCGCCGCACGACCGATTTGATGCTGAGCTGGAGCGCCAACACCGATGCCGACTTGGCCGGGTACGAGGTTCGCGTAGGCACGGGCTGGGATGCGGGCACACTGGTTGGGCAGACTGCTGGCACCCAGCTTGTGCATGACCAAAGCGAATCTGGCCAATACAACTACTTCATCCGGGCCTTCGACACTTCGGGCAAGTACAGCCAGCACGTCACCACCTTTCTCTTGACCCTGCTGGCGCCTGCTGCGGTACGTCAGTTCGATGTGGTGCAGTCAGCTAACCGGCTGGAGTTTCGGTGGCTGCCCAATGCCGAGCCTGAGGTGGTGGCCTACGAGCTGCGTGAAGGCACGGCCTGGGACACCTCGATTTTCATTGCCGAGGTCAAGTCCAGCAGCTTCACACTGCCCTCGGGGTTTGATGGTGAGCGCAGTTTCTGGATCAAGGCGATCGCATCGCCCGGCATCTATTCCGATGAGGCCACCTTTGTCTCTACCGTGGTGGCCCAGCCGCAAAACGCCAACCTGCTGGTCACTATCGATGCCCAGGCCACCCGGTTCCCCGGGGTGAAGCACTTTGCCTCGGTCGAGTCGGTCAACAGTGAGGATGTGCTGCGCATGGACAGCGGGGTGACGCAGTCGGAGTACCTCTTCGAGGTGAATCTACCGACCAGCTACCGGGCGCAGAACACGCTGCTGGCCAGCATCGGGGCCACGCTGGACGACCGGGAGACCTGGTCAACGGCGAACTATGTCTGGAGCAGCAATGCGGCCAAGCGGCAGTGGACCTACGACGGTGCGCTCAAGAGCATCGAGGCCCGCTTTCAGATGGCCCGCGAAGACACGTTGCAGGCGGGTGAACTGTACGGCTGGCGTCTCAACGGGGCGCTGTCGGGGTACGGCAGTCCGGGAAGCGGAGAAGCCGTTGGGGTTAGCTATGGCGACGGGCGCTACGGCAGCGGGGTGCTGGTCAAGGACACGACCCGGGTTTCCTGGGCCGTGAGCATCCCCGGCATCTTCCATGTGAGCTTCTGGTTCATCCCCAACCAGATCACCACCTCGGTCATCTGGACAGCCTCCGGATCAGGGGTGAG